TACAAGCGTGGTACAAATGATACATTCCTTTGTTTTCAATGACTTAGACGCGTGGCGCTACTCAAGATACTGGTATCACAAGTTTCGGGCAGTTGCCCGAAATACCATCTGGTGACATCTTATGCGCAGTGTTGGTGGTACAAGGGTAAAACGTGTTAGGCGCAGAGCTACTCAGGATACTGGTATCATATCTTTCGGGCAGATGCCCGAATAAAAAAAGACCCGCCGAAGCGGGCCAGTACAGGCATTATGGTATGAGCCAATGCCAAGGTATCACATGCCGTACCAATACGCAACACGTAATGCGTGGAGCTACTCAGGATACTGGTATCAATCTTTCGGGCATCTGCCCGAAAACATGGGGGAAATTTAGGCACAAAAAAAGGGCCGACCCGAAGGCCGACCCGATAGTCTGTTAGATGATGCTGTCGATATCGACAGTCTGTTTTGTTGGTACGCGGTATTTCTTGCGGAACGCTTTGATTACCGCAACCGCCTCTGGCGCGTCAAACCACTCAGGCAATCCCTCGCCTTGCATGATCTTTTCTGCGGTGTCGATGGCGATGCCAAGTTTTTCGATGGCCTCTTTACGATCCGCCGCGCCAGTCGCGTACGCCTCTGGATTATTGATCTTATCTTGCGTGATAAGACCGCGGCGTATGGTCTTGAGCAATTCGGTCTTGCGATCCTGCAGTTGCTTGCGCTCCGCCTTTTCTTCCGCTGTCGCATCCTTTGGAAGTTTGGCCGACAGTTGAGCGCGCTCCGCTTTAGTGTAACATATCATGGCCGCGATATTGCCGCGCTCCGCGTATGCCTCCGCTGTCGCGGTGCTCTCTCTGTTCTTGTGCGACAGGTAATCTGTCGGGCGTATGCCAGAGGCATACATGGCCGCGTATGTTGCCGCCAATTTGCCCTCGGCAGTATGCGCCGCTTTCATGCCACCCGCTTCAAGCGCAGAGATATTTTCGACGCCCATTTTTGCGCCAGTGTTTGTTAGGTCGTTTACAAGTTTAGAAATTGTCATTTGATTTACTCCAAATAAATCGGCGCTTGACCCAGTGTCTCGCTGTCCCGATGAAACCTTTATGCCATGTCATAACATGCTACGCAATAGGTTTACCCACTAAAACAAACCAAAACACATTAGATATCACTAAAAGATAATTCGGGCAGATGCCCGAAAAACCTAATCTGTCGAGGGTACACCTACCCCACCCACCGCGCTGTCATGTGGGACTCCGCGCTATCCTGTATAATACTAATACGCTCAAATATGGACCAACTTTTACGTTTGCCCCACACAGAACACCCCCCACCTCTTTTTCAAAACCCTTGTCAAAAAATTTTTTGTACCCTATTATTGCGTTATCGGTTACCAACCTGCGACGTACTATGACAATGAATGCTATTCCAGAGCTAGGGGTTCCCCTAGAAGATGAGGTGAAGCACATACCTCTACCAGAGCGTGCAGATGCACTGGGTAAAACCGTTGACGAACTCGAAAAACATGGTGCGGACCTTGAACCCGACGAGGTAGATAAGGAAGTAGCTGCTACATTAGCTACTGCATACGCCCAAGACCCCGACAAAACATCTAAGAAGGTGACGCATAAACGTGCAGCGGCCCTAACACCTGCTTCTGTGCGCCTAACAAGTAACATCATAGACGAATTTAATCATTCTGTAGTAGAATCTTCCAAGCAACTGCGCAATCTGGTGACTAATAAGCTCATCATTGAGAGCGAAAACCCTGATCCACGGGTACGTATGCGTGCATTGGAGCTTCTTGGTAAGATATCAGACGTAGGATTGTTTACTGAGAAGTCCGAAGTCACGATTACCCACCAAACAACCGATGACATCAAGGAAAAACTACGCGGTAAACTTGCAAAACTGGTAAATCCACAACCAGAAGTAGAAGATGCCACGGTTATAGAGGCTCAACTGCTGGATACAGACGAAGAATTTGGGTTTGACGACGATGACTGAGGCTTTGGACTTTGACGAGGCCGATATCGAGGTCATGTTGGCCAATCTGGACACGTTTAGTGACGAAGAGGTGGCAGAAATCGACCGAATGGTGGATGAGCTGCACAATCGGACGGCAAATAAGGCTGCGTATGACGATCTGATAGAGTTTTGCAAGTTGATGATGCCCGATTTCATAGTTGGTAAGCATCACCGTATACTGGCTAACATGTTAATGGGTATTGAGAAGGGCGATAAGGACCGGGTTTGCGTGAATATACCCCCCAGACACGGCAAATCCCAGCTTGTTTCGATCTTCTACCCAGCGTGGTTTTTAGGGCGAAATCCCGGCAAAAAGGTGATGATGGTGTCTCATACCACGGACCTCGCGGTGGATTTTGGCCGTAAAGTGCGTAACCTGATTGCTACAGATCAGTACCGTTCCATATTTCCTACCGTGCAACTAGCACAGGATAGTAAGTCAGCAGGACGGTGGAACACAAACGTAGGAGGTGAATATTATGCGTGTGGTATTGGGTCAGCATTGGCTGGTCGTGGTGCTGATCTTCTGCTTGTTGATGACCCTCACTCTGAGCAGGACGTTATTAACGGAAACTTCGAGGTGTTCGAGAAAGCCTATGAGTGGTTCACCTTCGGTGCCCGTACTCGCCTTATGCCGGGCGGTAGGGTTGCAATAATCCAGACGCGTTGGCACATGGATGACCTGACAGGACGCGTTGTGCGGGACATGGTGCAGAACGAACGGTCAGACCAATACGAGGTAGTCGAGTTTCCCGCGATCTTAGACACGTTCAACAAGAAGACGAAGAAGGAAGTACAAAAGCCTCTGTGGCCTGAGTTCTTCGATTTAGAGGCGCTGCTACGCACCAAGGCGTCGATGCCTACGTTCCAGTGGAACGCGCAGTACCAGCAGCAGCCTACCGCAGAAGAAGCCGCTATCGTCAAGCGTGAGTGGTGGCAGGAATGGACACACGACCAGCCGCCACCCTGTGAATATATTATAATGTCGCTTGATGCCGCAGCCGAGAAGCACAACCGTGCAGACTATACAGCGCTTACCACATGGGGTGTTTTCTTGAACGAGGAAACCAACGCGTACAATATTATATTGTTAAATAGCATAAAACAGCGTATGGAGTTCCCAGAGCTTAAACAGCTTGCTATGGAAGAATACATGGACTGGGAGCCAGATTCGTTCATAGTTGAGAAGAAAAGCTCTGGCGTAGCCCTGTACCAAGAAATGCGGCGTATGGGTCTACCCATATCGGAGTATACCCCCCACAGGGGGTCAGGGGATAAGACGGCACGCCTCAACTCTGTAGCGGACATAATTGCGTCCGAGCTTGTGTGGGTGCCACAGACACGGTGGGCAGAAGAAGTAGTGGAAGAGATTGCAGGATTCCCGTTTATGAGTAATGATGACCTCGTGGATTCGACGGTTATGGCTCTGATGCGGTTCAGGCAAGGTGGCTTTATCCGACTACCCACGGACGAACCAGAAGAACCCCGATACTGGAAACAGCGCAGCGGCGGATATTATTAAGAGGTAAGCTATGGCTATTGAAAAAGGAATATTCTCTGCCCCGCTCGGGATGGATGAAGAACTTACAGATATGGAAGAAATGGAAGTCCCCGAACTGGAGATTGAAATTATTGACCCAGAGGCTGTAACCCTATCCGATGGGGGTATGGAGATAACCATAATCCCCGGCACAGAAGCAGATTTTACCGAGTTCGGTGCCAACCTAGCCGAGATTATGGAAGATAGCGACCTGTCGTCCTTGTCTGATGACCTCATGGGGCAGGTGCAGTCCGATATAGATAGCCGCAAAGATTGGGCGGATACGTTCGTCAAGGGTCTGGATGTGCTGGGCTTCAAGTATGAGGAACGCACAGACCCATGGGAAGGCGCGTGTGGCGTGTTCTCTACCGTGCTTGCCGAGGCCGCGATACGGTTCCAAGCAGAAACAATGTCTGAAACGTTCCCCGCTGCGGGACCAGTAAAGACAAAAATCCTTGGGGAAGAAACCAAGGAGAAGGAAGAAGCCGCGTCACGCGTGAAGGCGGACATGAATTACGAGTTGACGGAGCGTATGGTAGAATATCGCCCCGAACATGAACGGATGCTGTATAGCCTTGGATTGGCTGGGTCGGCGTTCAAGAAGGTCTACTTTGACCCTAATATGGGCCGTCAGGCGGCTATATACATATCTGCAGAGGATGTCATCGTACCGTATGGTGCGTCAAACATTGAGTCTGCAGAACGTGTTACGCACATCATGCGTAAGACAAAGAACGATTTGAAGAAACTACAGGCTGGTGGGTTCTACAGGGACGTAGACCTTGGTGACCCCGAAGCATTTCACACTGACATAGAAGAAAAGAAAGCGGAAGAAGGTGGCTATTCGCTAACCAATGATGACCGCTACGCTATCTATGAAATCCACGCTGACCTTTTGATCGAAGGTATAGACGATGACGACGGGATTGCTCGACCCTATGTCGTCACGATTGAGCGTGGAAGCGGCGAAGTGCTGGCGGTCCGTAGGAACTACGAGGAGGGTGACCCCTTAACCCTCAAGCGCCAGCACTTCGTCCATTACGTGTACGTGCCGGGGTTTGGGTTCTATGGGCTTGGCCTCATACATATTATCGGCGGCTACGCCAAAGCAGGAACTTCCTTGATACGACAGCTCGTTGACGCGGGCACCCTATCGAATCTCCCCGGTGGGCTGAAGTCGCGTGGGTTACGTATCAAGGGAGACGATACACCGATAGAACCGGGTGAGTTTAAGGATGTAGACGTACCGTCTGGTAGCATCCGTGATAACATCATGCCTCTCCCGTACAAGGAACCTAGCCAGACCCTTCTCGCCCTCTTGAATCAAATCACAACAGAAGGACGTAGGCTAGGCGCTATTAGTGACATGAACATCTCGGACATGTCGGCTAACGCCCCCGTTGGGACCACACTGGCCCTGTTAGAACGTACCCTGAAGCCCATGGCTGCGGTACAAGCGCGTGTACATTATGCGATGAAGCAGGAGTTCAAGCTCCTCAAGGCCATCATGGCTGAATATGCGCCCGCAGAGTACACATACGTGCCCGTGAGAGGCGAAGTGACCGCCAAGCAGGCAGACTACATGATGGTCGATGTGATCC